TCACTGAAGATTACCAGAAAGTTTCAGAACCGACCGCAACAGCTTTATTTATAAGTGGTACGACCCGTAATGTGGGTATAAGTACGGATGCACCACGTGAGAAATTAGAGGTGAATGGTAATGTCGTGATTGGAAATCAACTCACATTCGGTGGTCTCGAGGGAAGTTTATTTGGAAATACTGCATTTATCGAAAGACGGTATGGCGCTGCTCAAGCCAAAAACGAACTTGTCATCTACAAGGGTAACAAAGGGTCTGGTGATGAAGGTCCTACGAGAATACGTCACATTGCCGCAGAACATATATTCCAAACATACAATGATGCCGTATTTGATTTGGCTACTGAACTCCCACTCACTGAACTTGATGTAACTGTTGATATACCTTTGCGTATAACAACAGGGGGTGCATTAATCATTGGTGGTAAGATCAATACAGTCCCATCCAATGAAGCGAACAAACTGGTTGTGGCGGGTAACATTGAATTTACCGGTGGTGGTCAGTTCAAACTCTCAGGGATCGAGTTTGAGACAACAAATCCCGTTGGTGAGGATTCAGTGAATATCTATAGAAATATTGGCGATGAAGGTACTGCACGCCCAATGACATTTGTGCATGAAATTACAAATGGAGTTGATACTGAGTTTGCTCGTTTCGATGGTTCTGGACGTCTTGGTATAGGTACAGCGTCTCCAGACTCAAATGTTCATCTTTATGATTCACGAACGACAGACCTCGATATGCTCAAACTTGAAAGTCCTGGGACAAATAAGAAGACGGGTATACTCTTGTACACAACCGATAACTACGGTGGATATGTTAGAGGTTTCCGTAATTCGACCCATACGACATCTGGGATCACGATTGGTGCGACCAATAATAGTACGGACGCGGATGGACTCCACATTGTACATACGAGTAATGTGGGTGTGGGTACGGTTAACCCCATGACCAAGTTTCATGTCTATGATGGTGTAGCGCGTGTAGAGCATTCTTCGAGTAATGCTATAGTGGAGTTTAAGACAACTGGTGGTGCTTCTAATATTTATGGGGATACACTCGGGAATGTGTACGTACAACCACATTCCACTGAGACATTCGTTGAAAGTAACCTAACAATCAGAAACGATCTTACGGTACAAGGTGCGATTGATTTTGGTAATGAGGTCGCCATCGGTCTTGCTGGTGCCACAGCGAATACATCCCTTCATGTGAATGGTGGTATAATCACTAACTCGGATGGTGTAGCTGACAAGAAATATTCAAATAGTTTCACACTAACGGCTGGTCAGGGTAAAGATATCACATTGACATTCGCGAATGGTGCATTTTATGCTAAATGTGTTATGATGTTACGTGAGACTGCGACAGTTTCTAACTTGAGTACAATGATCCTCGAAATTCAGGGGGGTACAAGTAATGGAACGACATCGAGTCAAGCCATCGCCATCGGTACGAAGAATATGTTCGGTGGAACCAATGCATACCCATGGAGTCCCACAGTGACAACGACAGCGAATAAAGTTACTGTTTTACCAGCTGATGGTGCAGCATCGGGACAAGAATTCGCATACGATATACACGTCGAACTCCTTTCTTCTGTAAACGGGAAACTCACGACGATAAAATTCAATAATGATAGTGAATCTAAGAAAACCTTTACATACTAAATTTACTACGAGGGGGTGAGACCCCGCGGTAGATTCAACATTTACGCCCTGGTGGCATCAGAGACGGCTAATATAATTACGCCGGCGATGAATGCCATGATGACGTAATTCATTTCGGTTTCTTCGAGACCAATCTGAGGCATATCCTCTTTGATCTCTTCTGGCTCTGCAATAGACTTTTGTGTCCTGCTGGGAGGTTCCAGTTCCTCCAGCGGACAGTACGCTATCATTTATATAGTAATTAGAGATTAATTTCCGTCTTCTTCTTTCGGCGAGTCCGTTTGGGTTTGGTAGTAGCCCCGAAGTTTATCTCTTTGACCTCACCACCTGTGGAGTCACCCGAAATAGAAACAATATCAGATACATCGTCCTCCTCGGCGACACTCTCAGTCATGGGAGTAACCATTGTCGTGTTCATGGGTGGTGGTGGGGGCATCATGATACCACCCATAAGGCTTGAAATGTCCACCCCAGGTCCTTGCATCTCATAATTGCCGGTACCACCGACAGGGGCACCATCTGCAGAGCCTTCTGGGGCGCGAGTAGTGTTCTGCACGGCTGACATCATATTCTTGACGAGGTCTGGATTTTGTTTCATCACATCGTTCATGTTGGGCATGACCGACTTGAACATACTGTTTGTGAGGTGGAACATCATCGCCGAACCACCTAACATCATGATCATCTTGACCTCTGGTGCGACACTCACCTTGGAGCGGTACTTGACATAGAGTTCCTCAAAGACACCATCATAGTCATCAACATTTTCCATGACAGATTCAGACCAACCCTCGAGTTGAACCTCGAAGGGGTTGTACCTCTTGTTGAGGAACTCTAAACCAGTCACACATGCGATCAACATACGCCGGGAGAAGCGTACTGACTGTTCCACATCGATGCTATAGGTAATTCGCTTCACCTCAGACCTCAACTCATCGACATTGGAATAGGCGTTGAGTCTTTTGTTCACTGCAAATCCCTTCTTCTCCAGACGACCAAGTTTATTGATGAGGTCTGACTTTTCTTCGTCAATCGAGGTGTACCCCTTAGAAGGCTGATCCTCTTGGGATCCTGGACCTTCCATGGGTTCATCGTCATAAAAAGTTGGTTCATCCTCACCATAGTCAATCTCCTCATCCTGCTGAGGTTGAGGAGGGGCAGATTGTTTATTAGGATTCACAAAAGCATCCATAGCCTCTTGATGTTGCTGAGGTGGGGGGCGGTATGCCGTCTGACCAGGTCGTGGTACAGGTCTGCGACGAGGAGCCGATATCTCAATCTCATCCATCAGAGCCTGCTCATCAGCATCTAATTTCATCACAGTAGTATTTCCTCGGTCGAGAATAATTTCTTCGTCCATCTACTCTCTATGTAGAAACTAAAAAAAATATCTTTAACGCACTTTAAAAAAATGTATACATATAATAAATGTTCAAGCTAAACCAAGCGAACCGTAATGGGATTACTTCCATAATTGTTATGATCCTGCTGATCGTCGCCCTCGCGCTTACCCGTAATGCGAGTGCTTATCAACCCAGGCCAATCAGGATCAAGACTGTGAGTGAGGCGTCAATCTTTGATCTCAAGTCAAACATTAACTGTGTCGCCGGTGGTGGTAAGGATGATGAAGTCTATTCGATGGGTCTCACCCCAGGTGGTTTATGCGGTGCCCAAAAGCTCGTCGCCGACCATGCTGGGTACGCGATTGAGGATGGAATCGGTGGATCTTTAATCTAAGCTAACTATAAATGGCTCTCATTACTTCTCCCACTGAGACAATTCCAGATCTCAATTACGAGTATCATACTATAACAGTTGACACTATCGGACAGGAGAGTGCGAATACATTCACATGCTTTCTCAACCAGCCACTGAAGAATGTTGTTCAGGCTAGACTTTTTGCCGCTCGTATTAATTCTAATGTCGCCACCGAACACTGTTATGTATCTATCGATCAACTTGATTCGATTTTCAGTGACCGAACCTCTAATGTGTACGATGGACAGGCTCCCCTTAGTATTATTCGCAATTCATTCGCGAGTATTGTAAAGTCTGAAGATCTCGTTATTAACTATAAAGATGAATACCCAATTGTAACCCAATATATTGATCCAATTCGTCGTGTAGATCGGTTAAATGTAACCATCCGAAATCAAGATGGAGTCCCCATTGTTCCCTCAACTCCCGCGAAAGATAACTTTCTAGTTCTCCGTTTCGTGTGTAGAAAACCTAATATGTAATTTTCTCCCCTTATACTAGTATACCATGTCAGCTGGTATTGTTCAATTGATTGCAATCGGTGCCCAGGATGAATACATCACTGGTGAACCTGAAATTTCTTTCTTTAGTTCAACATTCAAAAGGCATGCTAATTTTTCACAATCCATTGAAAAACAAACAATCCATGGAGCGGTGAAAAACAATTCGATGTCCAGTGTTCAATTCGAACGATCTGGAGACCTTCTCGGGCATGTATATTTTACACTCGATGATACCACCCAAGCCCTAGATATCCAACGATGGGACACGATCATCGATAAAGTTGAACTTTATATCGGTGGATCCCTCGTGGATACTCAAGATGCAATCTTCACCGAAAAAATTGCTATCGATACGTTCGCTCAAAATGTTTCCAAGAGTTCGAATGGTACACACCCCGGTGTAAGTGCCCGTTCTTATTTCTACCCCCTGCGCTTTTTCTTTTGTGAAGGACCCAAATGTGCACTCCCCCTTGTAGCCCTGAATTATCATAACGTCGAAATACGAATTCACTGGGCGACTGCAGCCTCTACTTATAATATAGAGTGCTTTGCGAATTATTACTATCTCGATAATCAGGAGCGTGGTAACATTGCTTCAAGAAAGCATGACCTTCTCATCACCCAAGTACAAAAGAACATCGCATCACGGAGTCTTACACAAGATTTGAGTTTCAATCACCCAATTAAGTACCTCGCATCTTCAGACACCACGACCAATGGTGCACTTACTTCACCCACGAATAAAGTCAAATTGAACATCAACGGACTTGATGTCGGTAATTATAAGTGGGGTAAACCACATTTCATTGATGTCACGAGCTATTACCACACAAACTTTGTGACTTCCCCAGACTTCTTTCTCTATTGTTTCTGCCTCTCAACAAGTTCCCTCCAACCTACAGGCACTCTCAACTTCAGTCGCTTAGACTCAGTAAAGATCATGAGTGAGTCCATGCCTATAAACGACCCTATATACGCGGTGAATTATAACATCCTCCGCATCGAAAATGGTATGGCAGGTCTCCTGTATGCAAATTAAAATACTAATCTATATTAAATGGTCAAGACATTGCCGACGGTGGAGAGATCCACAAAAATCCGGTTTGGTAAAAATTGTACGGAAGACCAGGGTGAGAATACGATTGTTCTAAATGCGGGTAATACCGCCATCGATACATCTAATGCTGGTGCTATATATATAACACCCGTGCGATTTGATGATACCTATACTTCAAAGGCTGAAATTGTACTCATGATGTATAACACGATAACAAAAGAACTAGTTGAATCTGGTCAAGCAGCCCAAGATATCATTGGTAATACTGGTCTTGAAGCTACAACTTCTCAAGGTAATACATCATCATACGTCGTACGATTTGTGAGTAACACAACTTCTTTGGTCACTGAATCGAATGTAGGTATCGCAAATGCTTCGCCAGGTCACACTCTCAGTGTGGGTTCAAACCTATACGTTAGTGACACAGGTTCGAATGTACTTGTCATATCTGGTGGCGTTTTATTGGATGGTAATCTCACTGTAAATGGCGGTGTGACATCGATAACCACAGAAAATCTCAAAATTAAAGATGCCATCATCGAGTTGGGTCAAAACAATACATCTAGTGATACAACACTCGATTTGGGTCTCATCATGACACGCCCCAATTCCAATGTAACTATCGGATTTGTAGAATCCTCTAAAGAAATCGTGATGGGTTTCACCGAAAGTAGTGCTGATAGTCATGTCATCACACCCCTAACTTCCGAAGATATCAATGTGCACGTATATGGTCGTCTTTACACAGAAGCTAATGTTGGTATTTTGAACACTGACCCAATGCACACTCTTGATGTCGGTTCAAATTTGTATGTTGATGAGTTTGGTTCCAATATCTTAGTCGTCTCAGGAAATACGAGTATAAGCGGTGATCTCACGGTGGATAGTGGTACCATATATGTCGACTCAGTGGATAGTAAAGTTGGTATCAAAACATTGAATCCACATGCAGAGTTACACGTTGTTGGGAATGTGTATGTAAGTTCTACAACTGACTCTACTACAACAACCACTGGTGCACTCATAGTCGCGGGTGGAATAGGGGTTGCCGGGAAAATTTTCGGACAACATGCTAACCTCCAAGATGTTGAGGCTGACAGTCTTACCGTGACTGATGTAACACAAGCTTCTTCTAATGCAACTGGTGCCGTACAAATTACAGGTGGTCTTGGTGTGAAAAAAGGTATTTTCGGTGCTACAGTCAATGCAACTGACCAAACAGATGCTACTTCTAAAACCACGGGGACTGTCATCATTTCCGGTGGTCTCGGGGTCACCAAAAATATCCATGGTAAAGATATTTTCGTAGAGGATATCGTCTCCAATAGTGTAGTTGTACTTGACACAACCCAAGCTTCGTCTAACGCTGCAGGTGCGGTAATCGTTTCGGGTGGTCTTGGGGTTGCTAAGGGTATCTATGGTGCTACAGTCAACGCAACTGACCAGACAGATGCAACTTCTAAAACAACTGGTACTGTAATCATTTCTGGTGGTCTCGGGGTGACCAAAAATATCCATGGTAAAGACATCTTTGTGGAGGATATCGTGTCCAATAGTGTAGTCACCCTAGACACAACCCAATCAACTTCTAACATTACTGGTGCTACAATCATTTCGGGTGGTCTTGGGGTTGCTAAGGGGATCTACGGTGCTACCGTCAACGCAACTGATCAGACAGATGCTACTTCTAAAACAACTGGTACTGTAATCATTTCGGGTGGTCTCGGGGTCACCAAAAATATTCACGGTAAAGACATCTTTGTGGAGGACATCGTCTCCAATAGTGTAGTCACCCTAGACATAACCCAATCAACTTCTAACATTACTGGTGCTACAATCATTTCAGGTGGTCTTGGGGTTGCTAAGGGTATTTTCGGTGCTACCGTCAACGCAACTGATCAAACGGATGCTACTTCTAAAACCACAGGGACTGTCATCGTTTCCGGTGGCTTAGGGGTGACCAAAAATATCCACGGTAAAGATATCTTTGTGGAGGACATCGTCTCCAATAGTGTAGTTGTACTTGACACAACTCAGGCTTCCTCGAACGCTGCAGGTGCTGTAATTGTTTCGGGTGGTCTTGGTATTGCTAAGGGTGTTTATGCTGCCACAGTTAATGCAACTGACCAAACGGATGCAACTTCTAAAACCACTGGTGCTGTAATTGTTTCTGGTGGTCTTGGGGTTTCCAAAAATATTCATGGTAAAAACATCTTCGTGGAGGACATCGTCTCCAATAGTGTAGTTGTACTTGACACAACTCAGGCTTCATCTAACGCTGCAGGTGCTGTAATCGTTTCTGGTGGTCTTGGTGTTGCTAAGGGTGTGTATGCCGCTACAATTAATGTGACTGATCAAACTGATTCTGATGCTACTAATACAGGTGCTGTAATCATTGCGGGTGGTCTAGGGGTTACTAAAAACATTTATGCTAAACATGCAAATTTTGAAGATGTTGAAGCTGATAGTGTTACTATTACAGACACCACACTATCTACCAATCAGACTTCTGGTGCTCTCAAGGTTGCAGGTGGTCTAGGTGTTGCTGGAGCTTTACATTGTGGGGATCTCACTTTAACTGGTAACTTAACTGTTACTGGGAATACAACAGTTGTTAATGCAAATACTCTTATTATAGCAGATCCTATAATTGAACTTGGTAAAAATAACGATAGTGGAACTGACCTCGGTTTTATCATGCATAACCCATTAGCAAATAAAGGTAATGTCGCACTGATATACGACTTTTCTGAATCCACATTTGAAGTTGGGCATACTCTTAAAAGTGCTCAAGATACGGTGATAACTATGAACACGGCTAACACTTTGGATTGCCGTATAAATGGATTTCTTGAGATAACCGGTATAACAGAGGCTTCTTCTAACACATCTGGTGGTCTAACCCTTTCTGGTGGTCTAGGTGTAGCTAAGGGTATTTTCGGTGCTTCTGCGACTATAACAAATAGTACCACTTCAACTTCTGCGACAACTGGTGCTGTCAAGGTGAAAGGTGGTATAAGTACCGAAGAAAACCTTAATGTCGGTGGTATCACGAAGGTTTGGGATGCTACAAATGCTACTTCTAAAACCACCGGTGCTGTACAAATTGTAGGTGGTCTCGGTGTATCTGAAAATATTCACGGTAAGAATGCATTCAT